ACTTAAAGCAACAAGATAATGCCAGTTACTAAATTTACTAATCTTGACTTTGATCAGATTAAAACTCAAATAAAAGAATATTTAAGAGCAAATTCAAACTTTACTGACTTCGATTTTGAAGGATCTAACTTTTCAGTCTTAATTGATGCTCTGGCATACAATACATACATCTCTGCATTCAACTCTAATCTTGTTGTAAATGAATCTTTCTTAGACTCTGCAACTCTAAGGGAAAACGTCGTTTCAATGGCAAGAAATATAGGTTATGTACCTCGTTCAAAATCAGCAGCAAGGGCATCAATTTCATTTAATGTTTCTGCAAATTCCACAAGTTCAGAAATAAAGTTGCAACCAGGCCTAGTGTGTGTAGGTCGATCAAATGACTCAGATATAGTGTTTTCAATCTCAGAAGAGATAACTGCAAGCACAACAGTATCAAGTGGAATTGCAACCGCATCTTTTGGATCTGCAACTTCTCCAATTGAAGTTTTGGAAGGAACATTCTTGACATCACAATTCATCGTTGACGGGTCTTTAGAGCAACGATTTATATTGGATAATGCAAATATCGATAGTTCATCAATAGTCGCTTATGTAGGGTCTACAGGGGTCTTAGGTAAGCAATATAAAATGATTGATAATATAGTTGGAATCAGTTCAATATCAGACACATATTTAATTCAGGAAGTTCAGGATGAAAGATATGAACTTCTATTTGGTGATGGTATATTTGGAAGAAAACCAGAGAATGGTGCAGTTATAACTGTTCAATACATTGTCACATCAGGTTCTGAGGGTAATGGGCCAAGTAACTTTAATTTTGCAGGTAGTTTCTTAGGTGATAATGGTCAGGTAATTACACCTTCAGTTATTCCAACAATTAACACAATCTCTGCAGCGTCTAATGGAGGCGACATTGAGAGTGTTGACTCAATTAAGTATTTTGCACCTCGACTATATTCATCGCAGTATAGGGCGGTTACAGCACGGGATTACGAATCAATAGTACAACAGGTTTATCCAAATACTGAAAGTGTATCGGTTGTTGGTGGTGAAGAAGTTGATCCACCACAGTTTGGAACAGTATTGATAACAATTAAACCAAAGAACGGTGAATTTGTATCTGATTTTGATAAAACACAAATACTCACAAAATTAAAGAGTTATTCATTGACAGGTATCAATCAAAAAATAGTTGATCTTCAAGTTCTTTATGTTGAGGTTGAGTCATTTATTTACTATGATACTACAAAAGTAGCAGCAGTAAATAATCTTAAAACAAAAATTACATCAGCACTTACGACTTATTCAAAATCGGGTGATGTAAATAAATTTGGTGGTAGATTCAAGTATAGTAAAGTTTTGAATGTTGTTGATAATATTGATAAGGCAATTACTTCAAATATCACACGAGTTAGAATTCGTCGTAATCTTAATGCACTCGTAAATCAGTTTGCTCAATATGAATTATGTTTTGGTAATCAATTTAATGTTAAACCAGAAGGATTAAATATAAAGAGCACAGGATTTAAAATACAAGGTACAATTGAAACTGTATACTTTACTGACATCCCTAATCCGGATAAGTTAACGGGAACTGTCTCAATTGTTAGAAAAAATGCAAGCGGTGAAACAATCGTTGTCGTAAAATCAGCTGGAGTGGTTGATTATGTACATGGTGAAATTAATTTGTCAACTATAAATATTATCTCAACAGATAAACCTAACAATATTGTTGAAATACAGGCATTTCCTGAATCAAACGATGTTATCGGACTTCAAGATCTATATCTAGATTTTAACATCCCAAGTAGTGAAATAAATATGGTTAAAGACACAATTACATCAGGAGAACAAATATCTGGTGTCGGTTATAAGGTCACATCAAGTTACTCTAACGGAGAACTATCAAGAACATGATTGGAACTGGAATAGACAAACGTATACAAGTTCAACAGATTATAGAGAATCAACTCCCTGAGTTCATCAGAACAGAGAGTCCTTTAGCGGTTGATTTTCTTAAACAATACTATATTTCTCAAGAACATCGTGGTGGTGTTGTAGATCTTACTGATAATTTAGATCAATATATAAAACTTGATAATTTAACTCCAGAGGTGATAGTCGGTGTAACAACACTTACATCTGGAATAAGTGAGTCTGATACGACACTAAGTGTTTCATCGACAAAAGGGTTTCCTAATGAATATGGATTATTTAAGATTGATGATGAGATTGTTACTTACACTGGTATCACGACAAATTCATTTACCGGATGTGTGAGAGGATTTTGTGGTATTACATCTTATACAGATCCAGTTAATACAGGTGAACTTGTCTTTTCTACAAGTATTGCTGGAACACACACTACAAACTCCAGAGTCGAAAATCTAAGTGTTTTATTTTTAAAAGAATTTTATCAAAAAGTTAAATCATACTTAACTCCCGGATTAGAAGATACACAATTAAATACAAATATAGACATTAGTAATTTTATTAAGGAGTCTAAATCCTTATACAAATCTAAAGGAACAGAAGAGTCATTTAGAATTTTATTTAATGTTTTATACGGGATTACTCCTAAAATTGTTGATTTAGAGAATCGTCTAATTAAACCATCATCTTCTGAGTATATTCGGAGAGAAGTTGTTGTTGCAGAGAGAATATCAGGTGATCCAAATAAGTTAATAGGACAAACAATTACAAAATCAACAGATTTAACTACTTCTGGATCTGTATCTGAAGTTGAAATTTTTAGTAGGTCTGGAAATTTAGGAATTACAACTTATTATAAGTTGAATTTGTTCGTAGGTTATGATGAGAGATCTGCGATACAAGGTACATTTACTATTCCGGGAAAAACAAGAGTTATCGAAGATGCACCTGTAGGAAATAATGTATTAACTGTCGATTCTACAGTTGGTTTTGGTACAACAGGAACCGTAATTACAAATGGTGTGAATGGAACAAATACGATTACATATGGTGATAAATCCATCAATCAATTTTTACTTTGCACTGGAATTGGAAATTCAATAAGATCTACAGATGATTTAAGAAGTGATGAATTTATATTTGGTTATGAAGAAGGAGATTTAACAAAAAGAGTTGAACTTAGAATAACTGGGGTATTGTCTGACTTTGAACTTTTACCAAGTAGTGGTTCAAGTGTGACTCTTGAGGGAGAAAAAATAACAGTAAAGAATTTAGGTGAAGAAATACCAAATCCAACTTTACCAAGTGATAAATCAAGAAAAACTGTATTTTTTAATTCATGGATTTACAATACTGCAAGTAGAGTTAAACTTGATATTCCTGTTACTACACCAGTTAATGGTACAACATCTAATTTTGACCGTAAATCAAAAATTGATAAGTCTCAATTAGCAACAGGTGATAAAGTTTCTGTTTTTAGAAGAGGTGAATTTATACCAATTTTTAGAAATGTAACAGCGACTGTTGGCACAAATGATATTAGTTTAAGTATATCATTATTAAATGATGGTATTACAGAATATGATATTCAAAGAGAATTAAAGAAAGCAAACGCTGCATCTGATATTGATTTAGAATTTGGAAATGGTGTTATCACAACTGACGTACAAAATACTTACAATGATGAAGATGAAAATTTTTATGTAGCATCATCATCAATGCCTTCATATACAATTGAAAAGAAGGTTATTAAAGAAACACTTGGATCTGGAATTGGAACAGTTCACACATCCACTGGAATTCCAGTAGCTGATTATTTCGGAACTAACGCTCAAAATTTTCAATTACTTGATAGAAACCTTACAACTGGATTATATTCAAAGTTACAATTTAATTCTCCCGTTAATTTTATAACAGGAGATGCTGTTGTTTATTTGCCAAACGAGAATCCTTTAGTCGGGTTATCTACTGGTACAATATATTATGTCGAAGTATTAGACTCAAATACTCTTGATGATAATGTTATAAGACTATTTCCATCAAGATCGTTCATAACTGTTACTAATGTTGAGGCATCTAATCCTCCATATGTTGAATTTGATAATTCAAATCAAACATCATCTACAGCAGAACATAAATTTATTTTATTAAGACATAGAAATGAACAAATAGGTGTTCAAAAAGTTTTAAGAAAGTTTCCCGCAGAGGTTAATATTAAGTCGGGTGAGGCAATAAAAACAGAACCGGGTACAACAGGTATTCTTAAAAATGGTGTAGAAATAGCAAACTATAAGTCATTAGATAAGATTTATTTTGGCCCACTTTCAGATTTTAAAATTTTAAATCAAGGTAAAAATTTTGATGTCATAAATTTACCAACTATCAGCATACCTTCACCCGGTACTGGAACAACTGCGATTGTTCAACCAGTAGTCAAAGGATCATTAAAAGAAGTATTAGTTGATCAGCAACATTTTGATGTTGAAAGAGTTATGTCAATTACCATATCAGGTGGTAATGGATCTGGAGCAGTGTTAAAACCTGTCGTGACTAAAAGACAAAGGGAAATAGAATTTGATGGTAGATTAAAAAGTGTTCAGGGTGGAGTTGATCAAATAAATGATTTAATAAAGTTTAAAAGACCACATAATTTAGAAAATGGTGAACCTCTTGTATATAATAACAATGGAAATTTATCTTTGGGTGTTGGAACTTATCTCGGTTCAAATACTGCACAAGGTAAAACACTAATAGATGGTGCAACTTACTATCCACAAGTTGTTGGAGTAAGTTCTGTCCGTTTGTATGAAAAATTTGATGATTATGTTGCTGGTATTAATACTGTTGGATTCACTGTAGAAAATACTGCAGGTACACATAAATTTTCGCTCCTTAATTTAAAAAATCATCTAAAAGCAGTAAAAGTTATTGATTCTGGTTCAAATTATACTAATCGAAGATTGATTGTAAAACCAGTTGGTATTCATACTGTAGATAACTCAATTAATTTTAAAGATCATGGATTTATTACAGGTGATTTAGTACAATACGCACCATCAAGTGGTAATGCAAGTCATGCTCCGGTGGGACTTGGAATTACTACACGTTATCGTGTTTTAAAGTTAGATAATGATAAATTTAGACTTATTGATGTTGGTATAGGTGCAACAGATCCAAATTCAAATTATTTAAGAAAAAATTTCCAAAGAATTTCTGAAGTATTTACTTCCACTAATCATGAATTTTTCTTTGAACCTATCGTAGTGAGAGTAGATGCAATATATTCACCTGTTTCTGCTGGTCGTACGGAATCTTTAGTTATTACACCAAAAATAAGAGGACAATTAGTCGATGGGTATTTACATGAACCCGGAACTAACTATGGATCAGAAATTTTAAATTTTGAAAAGAAACCTAATATAAAAATATTAAATGGTAAAGACGCTGAATTGAGAGCGATTGTTTTTGATGGTAAAATCATAGGTTGTGATGTAATGTTTGGTGGTAAAGAATATACATCAGCACCAGATTTAGATTTAGTTGGAATTGGAACCGGTATTGGTGGTAAATTAAGAGCTGTTGTTACTGATGGAAAAATAACTGATGTAAAAGTAATCAATCCCGGTATTGGATACACTTCTTCACCTGATGTAAAAATTACCCCGAATGGGTCAGGTTTTATAATTGACTCTGCTGTAAGAGATTTAACCATTAATAATCTTGTTAGATTTGGTGATGAAATATTGTTGAGAGAAGCAGAAACAAATTTACAATATTCAGTTGTTGGATACTCTAATAAAATACAAGGTGCATTTTCAGACATAACAACTTCACCTCAACTTCATTCTCCAATCATTGGATGGGCATATGATGGTAATCCGATATATGGCCCCTATGGATATTCTGAAGCAGATAATAACAACTCATTATCTAGAATTTTAAGAACTGGATATGATTTAGATACAACAAAAATAATTAATCGTCCACCAACTAGTAGTTTTGCTGCAGGATTTTTTATTGAAGACTATGATTTTACAAATTCTGGTGATTTAGATATTAACAACGGTAGATATTGTAAAACTCCTGATTTTCCAAACGGTACTTATGCATATTTTGCTGGTATTTCAACTATTACATCACAACCCAAATATCCTTATTTTATAGGAGATACTTATAGATCAACTCCTATATCTGATAATTTTTCACTATCTCAATCAAGTTTTGATTTCAACAATTCCAATCTTACTCGAAACTCTTTACCATATAAGTTAGATGATGATAATGCAGATTACAATTTTGTAATTGAATCATATGAAATCAATCAACAAACATCAATAATTGAATCTGTTACGAACGGAAATATTGACGATTTCCAAATAGTTTCAGCGGGAAGTAACTACAAAGTTGAAGATTCTCTTAACTTTGATAATTCTGATACAGGTGGTGGTGGTGCTGCTGCAAAGGTAATGAGTGTTGAAGGTAAAGAAGTTGATAATGTTACTGTAGGTATAACAACATATAATGATGTCGTATTTGTTCGTGGTGGAAATGGTGCAGTTTCTGGATTCATTTCTACATCTCATACTTTAAACACAAGTGACACCATTGTAATATCTGGAGTAACGACTGATATTCCTAATCTTAGGGGATCTCATAAAATCGGAGTCAATTCTGAAAGTACTGTATTATATAAAGATGTACCATCAAATGCTACAGCAGGTATAGTTACTGACATATATTTGGCAAGAATTCCAAATTCAGTATCAGCAGGAAGTAGCATTGGTATAGGAACTGAAAAATTATTAGTATTAAATGCCTTTAAAGAAAGAAGTATTCTAAGGGTTAAAAGAGGAGTAGTAGGTTCTGCACATACCGCATCTCATGTTTTAGGTGGATTAGTTCAAACAATTCCGCAAGTAATACAAATAGAATCACCAGATATAGGTAAATTTATATCTAAAAAGAATGATATTGTGTATTTTAATCCTGCTGAGTCAGTCGGTGTTGCTGTTACATCTGGTAGAGAAGTATCAATAGGAAAATCTTTTACACAAGGTGAATTAGCAGAAGTAATTTCAATACCAGCTAAAGGAATATTCTTACCGAACCATCCTTTTAAAGATAATCAGGAAGTAATTCTTAGAAAACCATCAGGTGCTGCTACACAGTTTACAATTGGTCTTGGTGATCGATTCCAAGTAGGAGCAGATTTTAATTTACCTGCTTCAGGATTAAGTACAACTGTTTACATAAGAAAATTTTCTGACGATGTTGTAGGTCTTGCTTTGACTGTTAATACAACTCCTGTATTCTTTAAAACTGGTAACTTTGACAATTTTGAATACTCAATAGAATCAAACTATCCTCAAGTAAAAGGTAAAGTAGAAAGAATAACTGTTAATGTTGGTATAGCGACTGTATCTGTTGGTTCTACGTTACATGGACTTCAGAATAATGACAATATTGAACTTGAATTGTTATCAACTCAAACAAAAGGTGTTGGTGCAGGTGCGACATCTGTTGTTGTTAAGTATAGTGCTCAAAATGATAAACTTTTAATAAATCCAACAATATTTACAAATTCTTCAGTAAATGCAGATTCAATTAATATTGCAAATCATGGATTTAAAACTGGACAAAAATTATTTTATGATGGATCTCCAGCAACAGGTTTAACATCACAAAGAACATATTTTGTTTATAAAACTGATGATAGTAATTTCCAGTTAGCAGAAACAAGATATGATGTAATGAACGAACCACCAAGAGTGGTCAGTATAACTGCAAATAGTGGTGGAACTCAAGAATTATCCCTTGTAAATCCTCCTTTAAATATTGTAAGAAATGATAATTTATTATTCTATGTTTCAGATCCATCTTTGAATGGATATAATTTAAATTTCTATTTTGATAGTCAATTTAAAAATAGATTTGTATCTGCAGGATCAACAGTTGATTTTGGTGTTACAGGTGTTGGAACTGTTGGTGTTGGCACCACATCAACGGTAACATTAAAATTTGATAAGACAAATCCAGAAAAAATATATTATACTCTTGAAAAAACAGGATTTATTAGTACATCTGATCCTGACGTAAAAAATGGATCTCAAATTTCTTATATTGATAGTGAATACAGTGGAAAATACGTTGCTTTTGGTGTAACCACTGGTGGATTTAATATATCTCTTAATAATGTTCCAGAACAAGGAACATATTCAGCTGGTGCTGCATCAACAATTACATATGATACTTCTTCATTAACTGCTTCTGGTGGTATCAGTAAAATAAATTTAACATCGGGAGGATATGGTTATAAAAATGTTCCCGGAGTTTCAAGTGTAACATCCGCAAATGGAACTGGTGAAAATATCTTATGTTTATCTCAAAACATAAACAATATTAATAAAGTTAGAATTACTGATCCCGGATTTGACTATCACTCAGATAAAACTTTACGACCTGAAGCAAGACTTTCTCCAACTGTTACATTAATTAATTCAGATTCAATAACAGATATAGTTATTTCAGATGGTGGATCTAATTATACTGATGCTCCAGATCTTGTAATTGTTGATCCCGATACTGGTAAATTAACTGGAGATCAAGGTGTTATTGAACTAGAATTGTCTGCGAGTTCTCTAGGAAATGTCAATATTTTGGAATCACCAAGAGGACTTACATCAAAACCTCAAATTTTGAGAACAATCAACAATACTAATGGATATAGAGTTACTGATGTTCAGAGTAGTAATAGTGGAATTGTAACATGTACATTAAAAACTCCTATCAATGGATTTGCAACTCCTCAATTTACTGTTGGAGAACAAATATTTGTTGAAAATATTGGCATTGGAACAACAGGTGATGGATTAAACTCCGCAGATAATGGATTTGTATTTTTCAATGTTACTGAATATAATAATACTGATCCAGCAGTTGTTAAATTTGAATTACCTAAAACTGCTACTAATCCCGGAGTTGCTGCATCTACTCAAAATTTTGCATCAATTATTAAGTTTACTGATTATCCACAATTTGCAACAACACAAAAAACTTCAGAATTTAGAACAGGTGAAAAATTAGCAGTCAAGGTCAATAATGTATTCATAAGCACTGGATTAATTGTTATTGATAATAGACCTGATGAATTTATCAAAATAGAGGGTAGATATGAAGTAATAGTTGGTGACGTAATTCGTGGAGAAAATTCTGGAACTATTGCAACTATTAATTCAATTGTAAACAATAAAGGAAGATTTATAATTGACTATTCACTTAAACAAGATAAAGGTTGGAATGATGAAATTGGTAGATTGAGCGAAGATTTTATGGTTCTATCAGATAATGATTATCATCAAAATTTATCATATACTATCCAAAGTCCTAAAACTTTTGATGAAATTATTGATCCAGTAAATAGATTACTTCATACCAGTGGTCTTAAAAACTTTGCAGATACTGGCATATCCTCAAGAGCGAGTGTAGGAATTGCAATTACAAATGCAACTGTAGTATCTGCAGATGTAATTACAGATCAAAGAGTAGATGCAATTCATAATTTTGATTTAGGTAGAGATATTGATACGATCGCTGGTGGATCTAAATCTAAATTTATCCAACTTGTAAATACAAAATTAGCAAATTTTGTAAGATGTAATACTAATAGGGTTTTAAAAATAGATGATATTAGTAATCAATTTTCTGATAGTGAGGCAAACTTGACTGGAAATATATCAATTCCAATTCAAGAGACTTTTGCTCGATTCTTAATTCAGTCCAGAAATATAAGCAGTGGTGAACTTCAAGTTGATGATGTTGTTGTATTCAGTGATAATACAGATACATTTACATTTGAAAAAAATAGTATAGTATCAACTGCCTCTACAATTGTTGAGGTTCAAGGAAGCACTGTTAGTGGAAGTAGAAACTTAGTAATTTCACCTTTAAATCCAAATGATGATGATATTGATATCAAAGTTTATAAAAATAGTTTTAATGATCAAAATCTTAGAAGTGGTACTCAAGCAATTGGATTTGTAAACTTAGTTGGTGTATCAACTGTTGTTAGTGTCGGAACTACAGCAGAACCAATTGCAGTAGGATCTACAACAGATATAGACGCTTTCTATGCCACTATAGAGGTCACTAACATTGATGATGGTGAAAAGAACCATGTTGATATTTACGCTACTCATGATGGCACAAACTCATATTATAGTGAATATTATGCTGACACATCATCACAAAATAATTTCTCATCAAACTTTATAGGAACCTTTAGATCAAGAATTCATAATAATATATTATCTCTTGATTTTGATAATTCAGTTGGGGTAGCATCGACTGCCAAAATTAATGCAAAAGTTATTGGATTTACAACATCCGGTGGAAATGATGTTTTCAGATTTAAAGATAATGCTCAACCTGCAGGAGCAGAGAGGACAATCAATTTAAGATCTGGAATTACAACAAGAACTAACACTGCAAACTTTATATCTTTAGACAAAAATAATTTTAGTGCAGTTAAGAGTGTTGTTAGAATTGAATCCGCAACAGCAAGTGCAGTACATCAAGTTTTAGCAATACATGATGGTACAGATACTCATACGATCCATTATCCATTCATTTCAATTGGAAGTACATCTGGTATAGGAACATTTTCTTCTAATTTAACAGCATCTAATTTTGTTGTTAAATTCCATCCTGATTCAGGAACGGGAAGTCACACTGTTCAACATTTTAGTGAGGAAGTTTATAGAGATATTGATATTTTAAATACTCCACCGACATTGGGATATGGTCGTATCAATGAGTCATTAAGTGCATTCCAATATAATGCTGTTAATGGTATTAGATCAAATAAAAAACAATTTACTCTCAGACACAATACAATTCCAATTTATGAAAAGGGTTTTGATCCAGAGGATACATCTAAACTTAACAGATCAACTGGATTGTTTACAATACCTAATCATTTCTTCTCAGAAAATGAAGAGTTAATTTATACTCCATTATCAACATTTGCTGGAGTTGGTGCAACTGCATTACAAATGACTGGTGGATCTGATTTACCCACTACTGTATTTGTTAAAAAAGAAAGTAATAGTACATTTAAATTAGCAACATCTAGTGGTGGATCTGCAGTAACATTTACATCTGTTGGTGCTGGTAATTCACATCGACTTACAATGGCTAAACGCACTGAAAAGAGTGTTCTTGTTATTGATGGTATCATTCAGTCTCCAATGTCATTTACACCTGTTACAACCACTTTAGTGAATAATGCAGGTAGTGGTATATCAACTACAACAACTGATTTTTGTGTTAACTCCACTGCAGACATAAACCTTGGAGATCACCTCAAGTTTGCTAATGAGTTCATGCTCGTAACTTCTGTGGGTATTGCAACAACTTCAACAGGGCCAGTGTCTGGTATTGGTACATTTAATATTATTGGTGTTGATAGAGCAGCACTTGGAACACTTGCTGCAACTCATAATAATTCTACCACTGGTAGAGTGTTCTCTGGTTCATTTAATATTATTGGTTCTGATGTATTCTTTACAAATGCTCCTAGAGGAACAAATAATATTGAAAGAAATTTATCAAATCTTAAAACCCCAAGATCAGTTTTCCAAGGTAGAACATATTTAAGAAAGACTTATACCAACAATAGAATTTTTGATGATATATCGACAGAGTTCACAGGTGTTGGTGCTACATTTAGAATGAAGGTTAATGGATCTAATGTTACAGGTATTACTACAGGAAGTTCACTCGTATTAATAAATGGAATATTCCAAAAACCAACAACTGAAAATAATTTAAGTAATAATTATATTTTTGTTCCTGATGGTGGTTCAGCACAAAATATTGAATTTACAGGTATAACATCATTTAGCACTAATAATCAAATTATAAGTGAAACTGATATTAACCAAAATAGACTTCCAAGAGGTGGTAAAATAGTTTCGTTAGGTTCAACTGGTGGATTAGGAGTTGCTCCATTAGTAGGTGCGGCTGTCACTGCAGTGTTGAGTCAGTTTGGAGAGATCACCGCTGTTGGTATCGGTTCAACAATTTATAACCAATCAGTATCTCCATCAAGACCACCCGGAACACTGTCCTTTGGATCAGGATATCGACCAGTTGGAGGATCAGTTGCTATTGGTATAACTGATTTGGCATATGAACATCGATTTGTAAGTGCTGGTATAGGATCACTTAATTCTGCAACAAATTCCAATAACACATACACAATCCAAGACGCAGTTTATACATCACATACAGGACTCTTAGATATCACACTTTCAAACGGACATGGATTAACTACAAGTGATACAGTTGGCATTGATACCGGAGGTATCGTATTCACATGTTCAAGAGATGATTTTGCATCAAATCATGCATATCCTCGTGCACTCTCTAAAACTACAGGATTACCCGATCCAATCGCTGGAATACAAACAGCTATAACAGCAGTTAGTGGTAATATAATTACTATCTTTGTTGGTGTAGGTGGTGGAGCAGGTACTGGTGCTTCAGCAACTGGAAACATAGGTATAGGTGGAACATTAGATATTAATATCGGTGCAGGTGGAACAGATTATGTTAACCCAAGATTCCAATTCCCACAACCAAATTATGCAAATATGGAGGTCATTGGTGTATCAAGAAACGGTGTGGCAACCACTGAGACAGGATCTAACCTTTTAGTTACTTTAAACGTGGGTGCAAGTTCTACAGTTGGTATTGGATCAACATTATTTGAGATTACATCATTTGAGATCGCAAGAGATGGATATGCATTTAAACGTGGTGATAAAGTAAAACCAGTTGGATTAGTTACCGCAAGGGGAGCAGATCTTGAAGATTACATACTAGAAGTAACTGAGATTTATAATGATAAATTTACATCATGGGATTTTGGTGAATTTGACTTTATTGATCCTATTGAAAATTTACAAGATGGTCAAAGAACAAGATTCCCATTAAGAGTGAATGGTGAATTACTAAGTTTTGATGTAGGACAAACTGTTGATTCTCAACAAATTGATATGAATGCACTCTTGATAATATATGTTAATAATGTGCTGCAAGATCCCGGAGAGGCATATTCATTTGAGGGTGGAACTACATTTGAATTTACAACTGCGCCTGAAGAAAATGATGAAATTGCAGTATTCTTCTATAAAGGAACTGCATCAGAAGATGTAGCGGAAGTTAATGTTGTTGAAACAATTAAAAATGGTGATGTTGTTAGATTACAGGCGAATGATGATACAAGTATTCTAACAAGTCAAAATACAAGAAGGTTGATTGATCTACAACAAAGAAAAAGAACAGTCTCTGGTATTACAACCACTGATACTCTTGAAACTGCAATTTATACAGGTGTTGGTATTAATGATTCTGCTACAAATAAACCACTCACATGGATTAAGCAAAAAGAGGATAAAGTTGTAAATGGAATAGTTGTTTCTAAAGCAAGAGATTCAATTGAACCATTAATATACCCCACAGCAAGAATCATTGGTGATATTGGTGCTGGAACAACAAACAAAATTTACGTTGATGATGCCAACTTCTTCCAGTATGAGGCAAATGAGGACTCTGCAGTCAACGACATTAACTTTGATGCTTTAATAGTTAATGATACAAATCCAATATCTGCTGCGTTTACAGCGGTCGTTTCTACTGCTGGAACTATTTCCGAAATAGCAATTGCAGATGGAGGAAGTGGTTACGTAGGTAATTCAACATCCTTGCATATTTCACAACCACCAGTTCCAATGAAAATTTCACCAATCGCAACAGGAATTGGATCTACTGCTGTCGCAACAGCGAATATTACAAATGGAACAATAACATCTGTTACCATAAACAGTGGTGGTATTGGATATTCAACTTCAGTGACACCTAAAGTAATCGCAGCTGCTCAAAAACCTGTAACTGAGTTAATTGAGTCAATTGATACTTCAAACACGAATTTTGCAGGATTCTCAGGCATTGTAACTGGCATATCTACAGTTATGATAGGATCGACTATGGGACTTAAATTTGGACTTTCAAGAAATGGTGCCTTTACTAATCTTAAGGAGACCATGCCAATTTATATTTCTGATACTTCAGTTGGTCATGGAGTCACAAGTTTAAATGAAAGTGGTGTAGATACAGATATAGTTGGAACAGGTAAAACATTTGTTGATAATGTTTACATGATTAAAAATATTACTAGACACTCGAACGCTGCAGAGATCGAAGTCAATGTACACTCTGGAATTAATACTACTGGTATTGATCTTGCAAAAACTAATCTACCATTTACTGTAACGTTTGGTGGTGTTGGATCAGGAAATACATCATATATTGCTAGTGGAAAGCATAGAGGTGAATTTAGCACACAACCAACTTTATCAAGTGTTCATAATCCTACAATTTATGTTGAGAAGGGTGATATTTTAAGTATTGCAAATGGCACTGGTGGACATACATTTACAATCAAACGAGTATTGGGTGGATCTAACTACACCACAGGTATAACAGGTACAGGAGCAAATGGATCTACTCTTGTATTTGACACTGCACAAGTTGGATCAGGTACAACTTCATTCTTCTACCAGTGTGCAAATCATCCAAATGCAATGTATGGTCAAATTGTCGTTAAGGATATTGAGAAAGGTAAATTCTCTTTTGGAGTTCTAACACCAGCATCTGGCGACTTTGTACGAAATAATCCAGTCGCTATTGGTGTTACTGGAAATACGGTAATTGCAGGTGAAGGATTGGGTATTTCAACATTTCCAACTATTCAAAGAAGGGGATTTGGTATCCGTGATGGCGGTGGAATTAAGAGGTCACACACACCATGACGATTTCCTGTATAAATATAGAAAAAACAATATAATAATGCCAGCAATTGTAACAGACCAGTTCAGAATATTAAATGCAAGTAATTTTGTTGCAGGGGTCTCATCGTCTACTAATTCTTATTATATCTCACTAGGTTTACCTAATCCTTCCCCAGCTAGTGTTGGTTTCGGAAGATCTGATAATTATGATACTGCCACACCTAATCCGGTTGATAGTTTTTCAAACATTGGACATATTGGTGATACAACTCAATTTGGTAAGAGAGTTACAGAGGCAAACGTAAGAAGATTAGTTCGTCGAATAGATTGGACTAAAGGTGTCAAATACGATATGTACCGTCAGGATTACAGCACATCAAATAGTGCTCCAAATACAGGGGCAACACGTTTGTATGCTGCAAATTATTATGTAATGAATAGCAATTTCAACGTTTATATTTGTATTGAAAATGGATCATCAGGAATAAACACTACAGGAAATGCTTCTGAGGACGAACCAACTTTCACTGATTTGGAACCATCTAAAGCAGGTGAAAGTCAAGACGGATATGTATGGAAGTATCTGTTTACAGTTAATCCTAGTGACATTATTAAGTTTGATTCAACAGATTTCATTGCATTACCTAATAACTGGAATACAAGCACTGATGCACAAATACAAGCAGTTCGTGAAAATGGTGATTCGGATATAAACAATAATCAAATTAAAACGGTTTATATTGCTGATCAAGGAAATAATTATACTACGACTGGTGGAGAATTTAATATTCTAGGTGACGGAACTGGTGGAAAGGTAGTAGTTGAAGTTTCTGGAACAAAGATAACTAAATGCACAGTTTCCAATGGTGGTAAAGGGTATACTTATGGTGTTGTAGATTTAGGCACAATTAATAGTGGTGCAGTGCAGGGTGGCACACCTGCAAAATTAATACCTATAATTCCTCCATCAAAGGGACATGGGTTTGATTTATATAAAGAATTAGGAGCAGATAGAGTTCTTGTTTACGCAAGATTTGATGATTCCACAAAAGATTTTCCTATTGATGCACAATTTGCACAAGTTTCATTGGTTAAAAATCCCACATCTTTTGGAACAACATCAGTTTATACTGGAAGCACATTTTCTGCATTAAAAGCGATTAAATTTTCAACAATATCAGGAACACCAACTATTGGTGGTTTACTGCAGCAGACTGTAAGCACTGGTCAAACTGCGTTTGGATACATCAGTTCATATGATAGTGATGTGAATGTAATTAAATATATTCAAGATAGATCATTATACTTTGGCAATAAAAATGATCAAACTGACTATGCAAATGTAACAAACGGATCTCAACAATTTGATTTTGTATCAACTACAAGTCAAGTTGCATTTCCCGGAGGAAGTGGATCTGTAGAGACAACATTTAGCTCAGGTATAACCACTGATGTAAACAATAACAATGTTGCTTTAGGTGTTTCATTTACAAGTGGTCTTGCATCTCCTGAGATAAATAAAGGGTCAGGTGATTTATTATACGTTGACAATCGAGCAAAAATCTCAAGAAATTTGAGACAAAAGGAAGACATTAAAATTATTCTGGAATTTTAAAAAATGCCACAAAAAACGAATTTAAATATAAGTCCATATTACGACGATTTTTCCAAGGATAATCAGTTCTATAGAGTCCTATTCAATCCGGGTAGACCTGTACAGGCTCGCGAATTATCAACTTTACAATCAATATTACAGGATCAGATTGAAACTTTTGGTAGTCATATGTTTAAAGAGGGATCAATGGTTATCCCCGGAAATACGAATTATGACTATGAATATTATTCATTAAAATTGAATTCTGATCATCTAGGAGTGCCAGTATCATTATATGTTGAAAATTTAAAGGGAAAAATATTAAGAGGTCAAGAGAGTGGAATAAAAATAAAAGTTGATAATTATGCATTTCCAGAAAACTCTTCTGAAATCACTGATCTTACATTATTCATAAAATATATTGACTCTGGTGATGACAATGAAGTTTCATTCATGACTGATGGTGAAAATTTAGTTGTCGAAGAATCTTTCACATATGGAAATACACAAATTACCGCTGGAGAGACAGTTGCATCTCTCATAGATCAAGATGCGTCTAAAACAGGTTGTGCTGTATCCATAGGAGATGGAGTATTCTTTATTCGTGGTCATTTTGTAAATGTATCATCTGATAAGATTGTACTTGATCCATATTCAAACGTACCTAATTACAGAGTTGGTCTTTTTATTCAGGAAGAGATAATTCAGGCAAAAGATGACTCCTCTTTATTTGATAACGCTAGAGGATTTTCAAACTTTGCAGCACCCGGTGCAGATCGATTAAAAATAAAAACTACTTTAACAAAAAAACCATTAACAGACTATAATGATAAGAATTTTGTTGAATTAGTTCGTCTTGATAACGGTCAACTTAGAAAAAATGAGCAAAAACCAGATTATGCGTTAATAAAAGATTACTTTGCAAAGAGAACTTACGAAGAATCTGGAAATTATTCTGTAGATAACTTTAAAGTTGATATTGCAGAATGTTTAAATGATGGTATATCAAATGAAGGTGTTTTCCTAGAGAATGAGAAGACTGACCAGAGAAATACTCCCGAAGAATCTTTAATGTGTGTGAGAGTATCTCCCGGAAAAGCATATGTAAGGGGTCATGATATTGAAAAGTCTGGTACATCGGTAATAGATGTTGATAAACCAAGGGATAAAGAGGAATTTAAATCTGCAAAAGTCAATTTTGCATTAGGAACATTATTTAAACTAAACAATGTTCATGGAACACCAGTATTAGGTTTAAATAATACTCTTACTAATTCAACTATTTCTTTGAGAAATCTTAGAAAGGGAACTGGTAATAATCCAACTCCTGCAGGAAATGAGATTGGAAGAGCGAGAACATATGCATTTGAAAATACTGATGCTTCCTATAAAGATGCAACAACTCAGTTTGATCTTTACTTATATGATATTCAGGTATACACACAAATAACAGTAAATGTAGCATTATCTAATGCTGAATTACCAGTTGGTAGTTTTGTTGAAGGATTAAGTAGTGGTGCAACAGCATTTTCAACAGCACAAGGCAATGGTAACAATACACATTCGCTTGATAACGTAGCAGGAACCTTTATTGAAGGTGAAAATATTAGGATAAATGGTGATGATTCATTAACTAGGCAACTTACAACTGTTATTAAATTTGGTTTTAATGATGTAATGTCAGTTCATCAAGAGAACACATTTGTATCAGGTGCTGATTTTTCTGGAGATTTAGTTTTACAACCAAAAGTTATAAAAGAATTAGGACTTGGAGATGAAGTTACTATAAGTTCATCAAATGTATTAACATGTGCTGGAAAAACATTCGGATCCTTAAAAGTTGGTGATCATATCATGGTCATTATACCAGCAGATACTAGAGGCCCAAGAATAAATCGTATAACATCAATATCTGGTGATTTGAAATCAATTACATTAGGAGCGACAAATAATGTTGATGGTGTCAGTGATGGAGCAGCGTTAGCGAGTGTAACACCAACAGGTATTCATATTGCTCGCCCAAAAATATTTTTGAATGATACTGGATTATATGCAGAACTTCAGAAGAAGAATGTTTCTGATGTATCATTAGCACAATCAAATTTGTTTATTAAATCACAGGTAGAAAAAACTGCATCATCCAATACTTTAACTGTTAGTGTTTCGGATTTGACAGATATAACAGGTGCATCCTTTGTACCTTTTGATGCTGATCGTTATAGTATTTCTAAAAAAACATCATCTGACACTACTCATCAAACATTAGAGGCAAGTCAAGTAGTATTAGGTGCCAATAATCAATCAATTACATTTAATAATATTGCAAATGGTGCAAAGGTTGTTAATGTAACTCTTGAAAAAGACATTATTTCACAGAAAACAAAAAATGTTTCAAGAAGTAATAGTATTGTAATTAATAAATCAAATCAAACCGGCATTTCAACGAATGGATTAACTTCAGCGACTGGTTATGGATTAAGAGTACAAGATAAAGAAATATCTTTGAATACACCAGATGTATTTAATGTGGTTGGTGTATTTGAATCAGTTAATTTGGCAGATCCAATTTTAGATAAATTAGTTTTTGTAAGTGGATTATCACTGAATACAACCACAGTTTTAGGTGAAAAAATAAAAGGTGCAACAAGTGGTGCAGTCGCTGTTTTAGCAGGACAAACAAATGCTACAACTGTAGAAATTGTAAGACTCACTCAAGCAAAATTTATAATCGGTGAATCAATTACCTTTGAAGAATCTAGTATTACAACAAATTTGCAGGGAACTATTGCAGGTTTATTCTTAGATGTAACATCAAACTACACTCTTGATGATGGTCAAAGAGATGAATATTCCGATTACTCTCGAATTGTAAGAAAAGATGGTGCAACAATTCCATCAAAAAGAGTAAGAGTTATCTTTGATAAATTTACAGTTCCAGCAAATGATACCGGTGATGTATTTGCTGTAGGATCATATTCAGCAAATAATTTTAAAGATGTTCCATTACTTAGAAATGGACTAAGAGCAAGTGATACATTAGATTTTAGACCAAGAGTTGCTGATTACACTGGAAGTGGATCTCCTTTTGCTTTCGCATCAAGATTGTTTGATGCTTCGGGTACGAATCCAACCTTGGTTCCTGCACCAAATGAAGCATCAACTTTAGATTTTAAATTTTATCTTCCAAGAATTGACAAATTAATATTAGATCCCGGTGATTCAAGTGCAAACGCATATACACAAGGTAATTTCCAAATTATTAAAGGAGTTTCTTCACAAAATCCTGTCGTTCCAGCTGATGTAGAAACTGCAATGACTATTGGAACAATTGAAGTTCCTGCATATCTTTATGATGTTAAAGACGCTGTAATCACTGTTGTTGATAATCGTCGTTATACAATGCGAGATATTGGAGATTTAGAAGATAGAATTGAAAATCTTGAAGAACTCACATCTTTATCGTTACTAGAATTAGATACAAAAACACTTCAAATACAAGATGCTGATGGATTATCAAGATTTAAAACTGGATTTTTTGTAGATGATTTTAAAAATACAAATTTACTTGATCGTGTAAATCCCGATTGCAAATGTGATGTGATAAGAAGTGTTCAACAATTAGTAACTCCAACTGATTTTTATTCAGTTAAACCAGAATTAGCACTTAACAATTCATTAAACCCAAGCATTGCAGATTTTTCTGACAACTTAGCACTCTTAGATCCCGGTGTAAGAAAAACAGGTGATTTAATTACTCTTGATTATGATGAAGTTGTAATGCTTGAGCAACCACTCGCATCTAGAGTTGAAAATGTAAACCCATTTAATATGGTAACATTTAGAGGAAGAATGATATTAAGTCCAAGTGCTGATACATGGACTCGTAATATCATATTAGATGATGGCACAAGAACTGTTTTAGGTGATACTGAGGAGACATTTACCAATGATCGCATTGTAAGTAGTGAACCTGATACACATATCAGATCACGAAATGTTTCTTTTGACGCTAGTGGTATCAAACCTATCACAAGATTTTATCCATTTTTTGATAGCACTTCAGGTATTGATGTAATACCAAAACTAATTGAAGTGTCAATGGATTCTGGTTCGTTCGATATTAACGAAACAATTGAAGGATATGATGGTGCAGATCGTGTATTTGCAGTAAGATCATGTGCTCCAAATCATAAAACAGGTAGCATAAGTTCTCCAACAACAGTTTACACAACCAATCCATACAATACTGGGTTAACTTTACCAAGTTTATATTCGGCATCATCAACTGTTTTAAACATTGACGTTGCTGGATTAGTTGAAGAAGCACAGGGTAGATTTTTTGGTTATATTGAGACAGGTCTCAAATTAGTTGGAAGAACAAGTGGAGCAACCGCAACGGTTTCAAATATTAGATTAATATCTGATAGTGTGGGTAGTTTGCAGGGATCATTCTTCTTCAGAGATCCTTTTGGAACTCCTATACCACAATTAAGATTCCAGAATGGTACAAAGACATTTAAGTTAACATCAAGTTCAGATAATTCAAAACCACTTCTAGGAGATCCTGCGATAAGTGAAGTTGAAACAGCATATCGAACTAGTGGAGTTGTTGACACGTTTAGACAATCTACAGTGGTTGTTCGTATTCCACCCCCACCCCCACAACCAGTTGTTTTCAATATCACTAATGAGTTTATTACAAATGAAATTACTAACGTAACTGAAGTAACTGAGGTAACTAATGTTACTAACGTAACTAACAATATTACTGAAGTAACTGAGGTAACTGAAGTTATTCGTGAAACAGTCATTATCGATAATGGAGACCCACTTGCACAATCATTCCTTGTAGAGGGAAGTGGAGCATTCTTAACATCCATTGACTTGTATTTTAGATCAAAAGATGTTAAAGAGCAATTGACAGTTCAGATAAGAACAGTTGAACTAGGTGTTCCTACACTTATCCTACTTCAGGATTATGCACAGGTTGTTTTAGACCCATCTCAAATTAATGTGTCTGAAGATGCCTCTGTAGCAACAAGAGTTACATTCCCATCACCAATTTACCTTGAAGGTGGAGAAGAGTATTCTGTGGTTCTCCTAGCTCCTTCCAGTAACAACTATGAAGCATGGGTTGGTAGAATGGGCGAACCAACAATCGAAACTCAAAGTTTACCAGATGCAGAAAGTATTGTTATTTCTAAACAGTATATCGGTGGTAGTTTATTCAAGTCACAAAATGGTTCAATCTGGACTCCAAGTCAATTTGAAGATCTTAAATTTACTTTAAATAAAGCAGATTTCTCAAAATCAAGAGACGCTGAAGTTATTTTCTACAATCCAGAATTAAATTATGAAAGTAGTTTAATTCCAACTCTTGGTAATAACGCAATCAGAACTTTACCTCGAAAGATGAAGGTGAAGATTGATCAACTTACAGGTGCTAATTCGTCTGAGGTTACAGTTGGTAAGAGAATTGCTGCAGGGGTTGCTGGTATTCACACCACACCAAACGGAATTGTTGAGAGACTTGGTGGTGTTGTTTCTGCTGTCTCCCGTGAAGATGATGGAACTGGATATAAAGCAAGTCTTTCTGGACAAACTGTAAGTACATTCAATGTAACTGGTGGTGGAACTGGGTTAACATTAGATATAAGCACTGGATCAAATGGTGTATTGACAGGTGCTTCAATAAACGCTAATGGAAGTGGTTATTCTGTTGGTGATGTTGTAGGTATTGTAACTTCTACTCTTGGTGCTGGACAACAATCTGGATCTGGAGCATTAATCTCAATTGATTCAATATCGGCAACTGATACAGTATATCTTACAAATGTTCAGGGTCAGACATTCTCAAACAACGCTCCGTTATTGCACTTTAATGGAACTAACTTTGTTGCTCTTACTAACAACATACTTGTTGATGGAACTGTAAATACTCCGATTGATGCACTTCATGCAGGAAATGTTATTGAGATATCTCAATATAATCATGGTATGCATTCCGGAAATAATAAGTTAGAAATTTCAAACGTATTACCAACAACTTCTCCAGTGATATTAAATGCTGCTGTAGGATTATCTACATCTGTAGCATTACTTGATGACCCTGCAAGTGGAGCAAATGCAACATTACCATTTGCTGAGTTTGAAGGAAAACCTGTTACAGCAGGATTTGTTAAGATTAATAATGAAATTATGAAGTATACAACAGTTGATTCAAGTAATGAATCGTTGTATATCTCAGAAAGAGGAATCAGTGGTACAGCAATCCGAGAACATCCAAAAGGAAGTTTAGTTTATAAGTACGAATTTAATGGATTCTCATTAACTGGTATCAATACCGATCATCAATTACCTTCAACAGAACTACTTAGAACTGAGAGTGATATTGATAAATATTATCTCGAAATTCCTAGAAGTGCTGGAAGAACAAGTGGTGATGATATGATGAACTTTGTTGATGATTCATTTGGTGGTGGTAAAGAAATATTCGTATCACAGAATATACAATTTAATCAAATATATCCTTTAATTAATCATATTACACCCGGACAAACTGCTTTATCTGCTCGCACCAGAACAGTCAGTGGTACAAGTGCTGGTGGTAATGAGGTATCATTCCTTGATCAAGGATTTGAAGATATTCAATTGAACGCAATTAATCCTTTAAGCACACCAAGATTGGTTGCATCACCGATTAATGAAACTGCGAGATTAGATGATCTTCCACTTAATAGATCAAATACAATAGCAATTAGATTACTTTCTGGTGATAAAAATTTATCACCTGTGATTGATACTATGAATAGTTCAATCAGTTACATAAGAAACAGGTTGAACCAACCAATAAACGATTATGCATTAGATTCAAGAGTTAAATTAAATTCTAATGATCCTCATGCAGGAGTTTATATCTCCAATCGTGTTGATTTAAAACAACCTGCAACTTCTCTCCAAGTGTTAATAAGTGCACAAAGAGCTGAATCTGCTGATTTCAGAGTTTTATATAAATTATTTAATTCTGAGATACCCGATGCCGAACAATCATATGATTTGTTCCCCGGATTTGATAATCTTCTTGATAAAGATGGTGATGGTTTCGGTGATGAGGTTATCAATGCTGCTAGAAATAGTGGTAGACCTGATGCAAAAATCTCATCAAGCACAGATAATGAATTTTTAGAATATCAGTTTACTGCTGATAATCTATCAGAATTTACTGGATTTGTAATCAAAGTGGTGTTTAGTGGCACAAATGAAGCAGAAGCACCAAGATTAAGTGATCTACGAGCGATTGCATTAGCATGATACGAGTAGAGGGACATAAACATCTTTATCGCGATGAAAAAACAGGAGCAATCATAAATTGCGATACTTCTGGATACATGCGATATAAAAAGATGAAAAATAAAAAATTAATTGAAAAATCGGAAATAGACGCTCTCAAATCTGAGATAGATACTCTCAAGGGACTTCTGAACGAACTAATTATAAATAAACTATAGATCATACTATA